GATCAGCTGTACAAGTATGTGAATGGTGTTTACATTCCTGACATGTGGGGTCAAGCTGAATCCAAACGCCTGTGGTGCTATCGCGTGGAAGTGCGTGAGACTCAAAGCAACATGGCGTGCCGCGAAGGACATCGTGAATGGAACGAAGATTTATTTGAATAAGAGAACACAATGGATTTCAAGTACGATATTGCAATATTACTGGCCACTCGTGGCCGCACCACAAGCCTTGAGCGCAGCATTAAGAGCCTGGTAGACATGGCCTCAGACATCAGTCGTGTGCAACTGATGTTTGCATTTGACAACGACGATGCTGTGGGGTTCACATTCTTTGTTGATCAGCTACAGCCTTGGTTGGACAGTCACGATGTCGCATACACTGCTATGAAGTTTGAACGCATGGGCTATGTGAACCTGCACAAGTACAACAACGCCATGGCCAAACAGACCAACTCACGTTGGTTGGTGATCTGGAATGATGACGCTGTGATGCAAAGTACCGGTTGGGATGACGTTATCATGAGCCACGAAGGCGAGTTCAAACTGCTGAGCTTTTGCACTCACAACATGCATCCGTATAGTATCTTCCCTATTGTGCCGCGCAAGTGGTATGAGTTACTGGGCTACATCAGTCCGCACCCCACACAAGATGGTTGGGTAAGTCAGCAGGCCTACATGCTGGACATTTATCTGCGCATACCTGTGAATGTGCTGCATGACAGATTTGACTTGACTGGCAACAACAACGATGACATTTTCAACAATCGTCCCATGCTGGAAGGCAAACCTTCAGACCCCAATGATTTTCACAGCATACAAATGATTGATCTGAGGCATCAAGACTGTGCCAAACTTGCCATGCACATGCGTACTGTTGGTGCAAATACTGAGTTCTTTGAAAACATTTTCAAAGGCACACAGGATCCCTGGCAGCGTCTGGCAGAAAATGACATCAACAGTCAGATGGTGCAGTTTGATAATCCGCACCGGCATTTTAAAACAGTGTAAATACTCAATGACACACAAAATTGCCTGGGTACAGCCCAACTTTCAACAAGGACCCAAAGAGCTCAATGCACACTACCTGCCCTATTCAGCAGGAGTGATATGGAGCTATGCCATTGCTGATCCTGAGATCAAGGCCCGCTTTGAACTCACTGAATGGGTGTGGAGACGTGACGAAGTTGAACCAATTGTACAGCGCCTGGCCAAAAATGACATTGTGGCATTCAGCACCTATGTGTGGAATCACAACTACAACTACGAATTGGCTCGTCGAATCAAAGAGATCAATCCTGATGTATTCACTGTGTTTGGCGGACCTGAACCTGCTATCACTGATCCTGATCTGTTTCGTAAGAATCCATTCATGGATGTGGTGATCACGTTTGAAGGTGAAATAACATTTCGTCGATTGCTGCAAGCCTACGAAAGCCGTAGCTTTGACCACATTCCCGGACTGCTGCTGAATCGTGACGGTGAGGCCATAAACACCGGAGAAGCCAAGCGTATTGAGAGTCTCGAAGAAGTGGTCAGTCCATACCTGGCCGGAGTGTTTGACAAACTGATTGAAGACAATCCTGGCATCATGTGGCAAGGCACACTAGAAACCAGTCGCGGTTGTCCGTTTGCTTGCACATTCTGTGACTGGGGTAGTCTAACCTACAACAAGGTCAAGAAGTTCGAACTTGAACGTGTGTTTGAAGAACTAGAATGGATGGCCAAGCGCAACTTTGATTTTATCTCTATCACTGACGCCAACTTTGGCATGTTTGCCGAACGTGATGGCTTGATTGCAGACAAGATTATTGAGTGTCAAGAAAAGTACGGATCACCACGAACATTTTCAGTGGCCTGGGCCAAGAATCAAAAGAAGGAAGTTGTTGACATTGTTAAAAAACTTCTGGATGCTCGTGGCTTTAATCAAGGACTAACACTCAGTGTGCAAAGTCTGGATCTGGATGTGCTGGAAAACATTCGTCGCAAGAACATGGAAATGAACAAGCTGAACGAAGTGTTTGAGCTGTGTGAACAACGCAACATTCCCACATACACAGAACTGATTCTGGGCTTGCCTGGCGAAAGCCTGGGGTCCTGGAAAAAGAACTTCTGGACCCTGTTTGAGATGGGCAATCACACTGGTCTCACGGTGTTTCAGGCACAGTTGTTGGAAAATGCTGAAATGAATCTGTTGCAAAAGAAACTGTTCAAGATCACCAGTCAGCCTGTGACTGACTACTTCTCAGGCAGCTACAGCAATGAGCATGTGGAAGAAAGCATTGACATCATCACTGGCACCAAAGACATGCCCTTCGACACCATGCTGGATGCACATGTGTTTTCATGGTTTATCAACACATTCCATATCAACGGTGTAAGCACCTTGTTGAGCCGCCTGATGTTCAAGTACAGCAATGTACCCTACAGTGATTTCTACGATGAACTTTTTGAATTCATGCAAGACGACGAATGGTTGCATCGTGAGCAAGAGGAAGTACGTGAATACTATCGCAACTGGATGACCACTGGCCGGATCAATCACCCCGATATTGGTATTGAAATTCACGGCTGGAATCTGATCCACAGAACTATCCTGAACATGCACGTGGAAAAACAATACAACGGAATTTTTGACATGTTGGAAAGGTTTATGGCACGGTACAATTTGCCTGCAGACCTGTTGAGCAGCATCATGAGATTTCAGCGTAGGTACCTGGTGGCATATGATGCCATGAATACCTATCCTGAAAATCTTGAGCTGGACTATAATATCTGGGAGTATCTCAGCTTTGATCATGACATGGTGCATGCACCAACTACATATCAACTGGAGTTTCCAGAAGACAAGACCATGAGCTTTTCCAAGTTCCTGGAGTTGTTTTATTTTGCACGGCGCCGAAACTTTGGCAAGGCCATGGTAGAACGAATTGGTCAAGACTCAAATGGGGCACGCCGCGGAGACGGTGCAGCACGAGCTAAAATAGCAGCCTGATGTCAAGACTGTTTGCGTTTGGTTGTAGTTTTACCAACTATCGCTGGAGCACATGGGCAGACTGTCTAGCACCAGAATTTGATAATTTTGAGAACTGGGGGCAGAGCGGAGCAGGCAACGAATTTATATTCAACAGTGTGATGGAGGCCGATCAGCGCCAGCAATTTGGCACTGGAGATACTGTGATAGTATGCTGGACCACTGCCACCCGAGAAGATAGATATGTCAACGAACGTTGGCACACACTGGGAAATATGTTTAGTTGTCCGATATACAACAAAGACTACCTGGCCACACATGTTGATCAGCGAGGACTTTTGATAAAAACACTGGCCTATATCAAAGCAGTAAAAACATTGTTGGAAAATCGGCAAGTGCAATGGAAGTTTTTATCCATGGACCATTTTGATTCTCTAAATATCTATCAAGATGTAGTTGATTCAATTGTGCCAAGTTATTCAACTGTGCTGTTCAAAGACGGATGGCCCAACCGAGACGGTGACCCTCATCCTAGTCCTGCAGAACATTTGGCCTATCTGGATGTAGTATTGCCGGGCTGGGTGACAAAAGAATCTACTCGTGTTATAATGCAACAAGAGAGTATCAATCTAAATAAAGATCCCCGCAAGTCGGGAATGACAAAGGTAACAAGACTATGAAATTTAAAGTAAGCGAACTATTCTATTCAGCACAGGGCGAAGGCCGCTATGTTGGCGTGCCGTCGGTATTTTTGCGCATGTTTGGCTGTAATTTTACCTGTTCAGGGTTTGGATGCAAGCCAGGTGAAAAGTCTACTGGTGCCGACGACGTGGCCAAGACAGTACACCTGTACAACACATTTGAGGAACTGCCCCTAGTAGCAACTGGCTGTGACAGTTATGCATCCTGGCATCCAGCATTCAAACACCTGAGCCCCACATACACCGCAGAAGAACTAGTGGCAAAGATGGCTGCATTGCTACCGCATGGCAACTGGCTACAGCCCAACGGCAATCCTGTGCACCTGGTGATCACAGGTGGTGAACCGCTGCTAGGATGGCAACGTGCATATCCCGAACTCTTGGACAAACTGCATGAACTTGGCCTAAGACACATCACATTTGAAACCAACGGCACTCAAGAACTCAGCAGAGAATTCAAACAGTATCTTGCTGCCTGGATGGGCGAAATCACATTCAGTGTGAGTCCCAAACTGAGTGTGTCCGGAGAGAAGTACGAAGATGCCATCAAGCCCGACATTATCTGGGACTATGAAACATACGGTGTGACCTATCTCAAGTTTGTGGTTGAAAAGGTCGAAGACTTTGCTGAACTGGATCTTGTGACAGACGAATATCGATTGCGTGGATTCAGCGGCCCTGTATTTGTCATGCCTGTGGGCGGTGTTGTGAGTGTGTATGATGGCAACAGATTGCATGTGGCCGACGAAGCACTCCGGCGTGGTTACTGGTACAGTCCGCGACTGCATGTGGACCTCTGGGGCAACGGCTGGGGGAAATAACACGAGACCCCAGAAAGTGACTGACAAATCAAATCTACTCAAAGGACGCAACAGCTACGATAGTACCAGCACAGGAACTCTTGTTCCATTTTTGAACAGGAATGTTACTCCTTATGCCACTGAAGCCGGAGGACCTAAATTTGATTTGATTCCGGTTACTGAGCAAAAAGATCTAATGATCAATCATGCCAGGATGTATGCTCAGCAAGAATATGATCGTATAATGTCCTTGGTTCATGTGCTGGAAGAACAGGCTGAACAAATTAGGCGCAGACTGGAAATAACAGATGCAGTACATGCAGCAGAGTTTGAATTTAGATTGGTAATGGGCAACTGCTATTGGCTGGTATGGCACACAAGGCTAGAGAAAATGTTGTTGGTACTTACTGGACCAAAAAAATGGGGCACTGGTGCTCCAGAAGATTACCAGTATCTAGCACAGGTAAAATACATGGGCGACCATACCTGGATGGAAATAAAAGAGGATTGATATGGGAATATTTGATAAACTATTTGGAAAGAAGTCCAAACCTGAGACAGCAACAAAACCAGCGGCACCCAAAGTTCGTGTGCTCAAACAAGAGCCCAAAAGTGAAAAAGAACTTGCCACCTCGGCCGGAGAGCCGTACGTGGCCATCCTCAAGATGGACATCGACCCCAACAACTTGCACCAGGGCAGTTTCGAACTGGACTGGAATGAGATCTTTGTGAGTCGACTGGTCAAGGCCGGCTACATGATCAAGCCCAATGATGTGGATGTGGACATTGTGGATCGTTGGTTCCAGACTGTGTGCCGTCATGTTGTGATGGAAACCTGGGAACAGGAACAAGCCATTATCAAGGGCGCAGGACAGTATGTGAACACCCGAGACATTGGCGATGGCAGGACTGAAGTGTCATGATTTTCAATCACATCAAACAACTCAAACAAGACGGAAAGAAAATTGGCATCACGTTCTCAACCTTTGACATGTTGCATGCTGGCCACATTGCCATGCTGTCAGAAGCCAAGAACCACTGCGACTATTTGATATGCGGCCTGCAAACTGATCCCACAATTGATCGACCAGACACAAAAAATGCTCCTATACAAAGCATTGTGGAACGTCAGATACAATTGGCTGCTTGCCGCTATGTGGACGAAGTTGTGGTGTATCAAACTGAACAAGATCTCATTGACCTGTTGTTGATTCTGCCACTTGATGTGCGTGTGCTGGGTGTGGAATACGAGCATCAGGATTTTAGTGGTCGGTCCGAAGGTGCCCTGCGAGGAATTGAACTAGTATTCAACGGACGAGACCATAGTTTCTCCAGTTCAAGTCTACGCAAGCGTGTGGTTGCTGCCGAAAGTCACAAGGTACTGTCACACAAATGATCTTGTACGTTAATGGTTGCAGCCATAGTGCTGCCGCCGAGGCATTGGTCGAACACGCCTGGTCATGTGATGACGGTGATTTATGGGGAACTGGAACCGAGCCGCATCCTGCTAACCTAGCAGTCAGTTACGGCAAAAGAATAGCAGATGCCCTGGGCATGGACTTGATATGTCAAGCCAGTTCGGGCGGCAGCAACGATCGTGTTGTTCGCACCACAACAGACTGGATCAATCACAATCAAGACCAATTGGCAAATACGTTTGTAATTTTGCAATGGACCACTTGGGAACGAGAAGAATGGTTGCATGATGGCACATGGTATCAGGTCAATGCCAGTGGAGTAGACACTGTGACATCTGAACTACAAGAACGCTACAAAAACTATGTGGTAAATGTAGATTGGCCCAGCAAAACTCTTGATGCACATGATAAAATTTGGGCAATGCATTTGTACCTCGAACAGCTAGGCGTGCGACATTTGTTCTTTAGTGGCCACAGTACATTTAGTGATATCCAGAATCAACGCAACTGGGGCAAGAGCTACATGTACCCTTATGTTCGGGAAGAATCCTATCATAATTGGCTAATAAACAACGGTGGCACCTATGCCAATGCCAAAAGTTATCATTTTGATGCCAAAAGTCATAGACTTTGGGCTGAACATGTGCTACAATACATTAAAGATAACCAACTACTGGGCCCTGATGAAATACCTTCTTATTGATACAAGCAACATGTTCTTTCGAGCACGGCATCAGGCACACCGTGCTGCGGACTCCTGGACCAAGCTGGGGTTTGCACTGTATCTAACTCTGATGAGTGCCAACAAGGTTGTGCGGCGTTTTCAGGCAGACCATGTGATATTCTGCCTGGAAGGGCGCAGCTGGCGCAAAGATCACTACAAGCCCTACAAGGCCAATCGTGCTGTGGCCCGTGCTGCCATGAATGATGAGCAGGCTGAAGAAGACAAGCTGTTCTGGGAGACCTATGATGAGCTGACTAAATACTTGAGCAACCGGACCAATTGCAGTGTGATCCGCGAGCCCCAGGCCGAAGCAGATGACATCATTGCACGATGGATAGCCCTACACCCCCAAGACGAACACATAGTGGTCAGCTCAGACACAGATTTTGTGCAGCTGGTGGCCTCCAATGTCAAACAGTACAACGGTATCACAGATGAGCTGATCACTCTAGACGGAATCTTTGATGTCAAAGGTCAACTGATCAAGGACAAAAAGACCAAGCTGCCCAAGACTGTGCCCGATCCTGCCTGGTTGTTGTTTGAAAAATGCATGCGTGGTGATACCAGTGACAATGTGTTTTCAGCATATCCTGGTGTGCGCACCAAAGGCACCAAGAACAAGGTTGGCTTGGAAGAAGCATTTGGCGACATGGGCAAAAAAGGCTATGCCTGGAACAATCTCATGTTGCAACGCTGGACCGACCATAATGGTGAGGAACACAGAGTCTTGGATGATTATGAACGCAACCGTACCCTGATTGACCTCACAGCACAGCCACAAGAGATCAAAGACTTGGTGGATGCTGCCATACGTGCTCAAGTGAGTCACAAGGACGTGGGACAAGTGGGCAGTCACTTTTTGCGATTCTGTGGCAAGTACGAATTGGTCAAGTGCAGCGACTCAGCAGACAGTTTTGGACGCTGGTTGAATGAAACCTATAAAGGAGTGTTGAATGAACAGCATAGTAGCTAAACCAGTGATAGCAGACAGGTACTGGATACTTAAAAAAGACGACCGCAAGATTGGACAAATTGAAGCTGACGCGGAGGGTATTGTTGTAAAAATTCAAAACACAGTGCAACGATACAAAACACTCAAGATGGCAGGTCGTGCCGCTGGTATTGAATTTGCAGATCAAGAGTCAGTTACTCCACTGCAAGAACACCATGCATATGGTTATGACACTGGTGGTGTGGTACACAATGCCATGTGGGATGTCACACATCGATTGCCGTTGTTTACCAGAGACAACAAGTCCAAGTCCTGGTTTGCTGCTGGCTGGTATCGAGTAAAACAGCATCGCACCTGGAAAACTGTGCAGAATCCCAAGTTGATCACACTGCAACGCTATGCATATCAAGGCCCTTTTCACACCAAGGAACAAGCAAATGACAAATCCGTTTAGAGATCAAGAGAAGTTTATGAAAGCCTGCGGCCAAACAGTCGGTGGTGAGTTTGACAAAGATCAATTTAACTTATATGTTAGTCTAATAGAAGAAGAATGTAACGAACTTGCTGATGCTATTCGAGCGCATGACCAGGTGGAAACTCTAGATGCACTAGTTGATATTTTAGTTGTTACTATCGGTGCCATCCACTCCATGGGTGCAGATGGTGAGGGTGCCTGGAAAGAAGTCATGAACACAAACTTTGCCAAGATTGACAAAAAGACCGGCAAGGTTCGCAAACGTGAAGATGGTAAAGTACTAAAACCAGTGGGCTGGAAGGCTCCGGAACTGGCACAATTTATTAAAGGAGAATGATATGTTTGAAACAAGTTACACCAGCGGCATCACAGATTACCGCTCAGCAGAAGAAGTCAACTCAGCCATGGGTCGTGTGTATGGACACATGAGTCTTGCTGTTGTGACCAGTATGATTGTCAGCTACTTTGTGGGCACCACACCCGAACTGCTGGAATTCTTTTTTACAGGTATCCTAAAGTGGATTGTGATCTTTGCTCCACTTGCAGCCATTTTTGGTGTGAGTTATGTGCTGGGCACCAATCCCACAAAAGGAGTTGCTCAACTGTGCTTGCATGGCTTTGCGGCCTTGATGGGTCTGAGTTTTGCCACAATCTTTGCTGTGTTTACCATGGGTAGTATAGTGAGTGCGTTCATGGGCGCGGCCATACTGTTTGCTGTGATGAGTGGCTATGGTTATTTTACCAAACGCAGTCTAGACAGTGTAGGCAAGTTTATGTTTGTGGGCTTGATTGCCATTATCATTGCCAGCATTGTGAACATCTTTATTGGCAGCACCGTGATGCAGATGGTTATCTCTGCTCTGGCCATCATTATCTTTATGGGATTGACTGCTTATGACACACAACAGATTCGCGAAATGGTTTCAGTTGACACTGGCCCGTCAGTAGAAGTATCAGGTGCGTTGACCTTGTACATGGACTTTATCAACTTGTTTATCAATCTACTACAGTTGTTTGGCGATAGAAAATAAAAGGAACACAATGAGCTTGCACATAAATCGATTTGTTGATTCAATCAAGGCACACGAAAGTCGTGGGCAAAAAGACTTTGTCATGAGCCTGCGTGACGCCAAGGATCTACACAGTGACATAACCAAACTGCTAATGACCCTGGCTGCCATGCGAACTGTGCCAGTTGAGAACTCAGTAACAGAGGTGGTTCTGGATGGTGGATCATTTAAAAGCACATAGTTAATGGCATAAATAATGCTATGAGTAGACCCAAGCCTCAAGTGCTGATTGAGCACATAAACAAGCAAACCTACAAGACCGAGCAAGTGTTGGCCAGCGAAGGCGTGTGGGCAGTGTTCTACGAGGCCAAGCCGATCAATCTCAAAACTGCAAACATGCTGACCCAGTATCCAGGGCCCAAGTATAAAAAAGTTAGTTTTTCAAATCCTGGTCATGCAAAAAACTTGGCCAAGAAACTAAACACACAGTTCAAAACAGACAAGTTCACAGTGGTGCTATTGACTCAGGGGGCGCAGATATACCCCGATGTTCGATAAGAGCCAACTCACTCACAAAATTCTACAAGGCTTGCCAGCAGACGATTGTCCTGCGTTTGACCAGGCATTTGCTGACTGGTGGATAGATTCACGCGATGGCGCTGGCATGCGTTTGACCACCGCAGGCTACCAGGCCATTACCACCTTTGATATTGAAATGTATGTGTTTGACATTCCAGCACACACTCTGCTGCCACGACATCTGCTGTTGATGGATCGAAAACTGGATTGTCCCTACTATCTCAAACTGGCAAGGAAATCGCAGATCACCTTGTTTGGCAGCGAGCAGGCCCTGATGATGACCATGTACGGGGACATCAACCGGTTCATGCGGTACCTGGAACGCACCTAGCGGTTGACCTTTATTGATAGATCTGGTACACTAGTATTTGCAGTAGAAATTGTTGCAAAATAACCACAATTTATCCGATTGACCAATATTGCCCGAAATGCTATAATATACGCATGGCAAGAAAGAAACGTGTTGATCGAACCCACATTGTGTACACAATCCAAATTGGATTGGAGTACTATATTGGTATTACCGCTAAAACTCAGCGCACAATCAACATGTCTATTCGTAGCCGTGTAAACAAACACATCTACCGCGCCCGCACTGAAGACAAGAGCTGGAACCTGTACGAAGCAATTCGCACCGCAGGCGAAGCCGCTGTAAACTACGCAATCGTGGACATTGTGCGTGGCAAAGATGTTGCACACAAACTAGAGCGCGAGTTAATACAAAAGTACACACCTGCGTTGAACACTGATGTGCGTGTGAAATCGGTTGCCCAATAATTTCCCTAGTGTTATAATAGTCACATACAAAGCAAAAAGGAGTCAGCAATGGAACAGTTGAAATCTTGGGAAGACATGACGGATCTTGAGCAAGCCCAATGTACCTATTGGGACATGTACAAGGACGCATACGGCCATCGTCCCCGCGGTGTTGACACCTCCACTTGGACCCTTGCGGACTTTGACGCTGAGTTCAAGTTACTTGGCACTGCCATCGAGCAAGAAGATGTTGCTCGCAAAGAGGCTGAAGCTGAAGCTATTACTAAATTCGAACAGCACGTGATAAACACCATGTGCATGGGTGCTCGCGATCGTGAAACTGCCCTGCGCTGGATCATGGATGCCAGCACTGCCAATGGCGACTGGGACTATCTGTGTTGGGACCTGGGCTTGCCCTATCATTATTTTCGAAAGGCAGCATGATGTACAACTTGATTCTGGTGTTAGCCACAGGTGTTACCACTGTTGGTAATTACACCAATCTCAATTCTTGCCAGGCTGCGCTGGCACAATTTCAAAAGCAAAATGTCACAGCGGCCTGCGTACAACAACCCAGCCCTGAACAAAGCATGACACAGGCCTTGGCCATGATGCAGAATTTTATGAAAATTATGGAGCAAAAATGACACTCAATGAAAAAATGAATCAAGACATTGACCAGTTGATTGCTGAACTTGAACAAGCAAAACTCACTCGCACATATCTACAACGTAGTGCCGCAGTGCAGATGATTGCTGAAAAATGCAACAACTACAATGAATACTGGACTGATCGTTTGTACAGTCTAGTGGACTAGAGCCTGGCTTGACCGTTAAGGCTCTAGATGTTATAATAAGTATAGCAACAAGGAGCACAACATGATGGTTATGGTAGCAAAAACAACAGACGGACGATTTGTAGAAGTCGTGCGGGTTGCCAAAACTGTGGCTTTCAGCTCTGAGCCAGACTGGGTTATGATATGCATGGACTGGGAAAACTCAGAACGCAGAAAATCCCAATTCAAATGGATACCAGCCAGCACCAGATTTGAATGGGTGCGGGAATTTGTAGGAGCAGAAGAATGACAACCTGGATTACAAGTGATCTCCATTGGGGACACAAGAACATCATGAAATTTTGCCCTGTCACACGGGCACGGTTTCGTGATGACGTGGCCTACATGAACGAGGCCATGATCCGAGAATGGAACAACTTGATTGGCACAGACGACACTGTGTACATTCTGGGTGACGTGGCATTCTTGCCTGCGGAAAAAGCCGTGGCAACTGTGCGTCGACTGAATGGAGTCAAGATTCTGGTAGAAGGCAACCACGACCGTAAGCTGTTGCAAGACGCAGATTTTCGCGACTGCTTTGAACAGATACACAAGTATCTGGATGCGCAGTTCAACGAAACCCGGGTGGTGATGTTTCATTATCCCATAGCAGAATGGGATCAAATGCATCGCGGTGCTGTTCACTTTCACGGACACTTGCACGGTGGCGTGAGCGGCCTGGAAAGATATCGCGCCTTGGATGTGGGCATGGATGCCACTGGTGCAATTGCCATCACCATGGACGAGGCAATTCGAATTGGCCTTAAAGGTGCAATCAAAGGACATCATGCCTAAATGTTATCAGCTGATTGGAGTGCCAGGTTCAGGCAAAACTACCTGGCTTCAGAACCAAATATGGGCCCTGGGCTTGACTGTGGTATCTACGGATACTTTTGTGGAAGCGTATGCCGCTGCACAAGGCCGGACCTACAATCAAGTGTTCGAAGATTACATGCCCACGGCTGTTGATCTAATGGTTCGGCAGGTTGCGTTTGCACACCAGCACGGCCACACTGTGATCTGGGACCAAACCAGTGTCACAGTGGCCAGCCGTCGAAAAAAGTTTCGCATGCTGCCGGACTACCAGCATATTGCTGTGGTGTTTCGCACACCTGAACCTGCGGAACTTGCTGGTAGACTGGCCAGTCGCCCGGGCAAAATAATTCCAGAAGAAATTGTACAAGACATGATTGACCGATTTGAAATGCCCACACTAGCGGAAGGGTTTCAGGAGATATGGCATGTATGACGACCAAAGCCACCTACCTGTAGCTGAACAAAGCCTGGTGTACCGATTGCGCAAGCGGGCCGAGATCCGTAGGCAGATTAAAGATCGCAAAAGTGTTCAAGAAGGTGCCGCAGATAGAATAGCAGACCTGCTGGAAGAAGCAGCAG